CCTCCCAGACCTTGACCTTCTCGAACTTGGGCTTGATGAGCTTCAGGCGGTAGGTGCCATTGGTCGAGATGGAGGTGAGCGGGGGGCGGTCGTTGTTTTCGGTGGTCATGTTGTTAGGTGGAAAGGTATTTGATAAGAGATGCGACGATCAGTCCAAAGAAGGTCAGTGTGATAATTATTTTAAGGATGCAGAGGAAGGCATCCATTAGGCAAAGGTGATAGCGGTGGATGTGGTCGGGCCCTTAATGTCGATGACCTGGACTGCGTCACCGTAGGCAGGCCACTCGCCGAGGGTCGTGCACTCGCGGTAGGCTTGCAGCGCCTTCTCGAAGTCGGAGCAGGCGTAGGACATCAGCTCAGGGCCAATCTCGACCCAAGCCGTGGCGAAGGGTGCGGTTTTTTCCACGAACAAAAATCTGAAGCCAAGCACGCGGCGCTCGAAGGCCGTCTCGAAGCACAGGCGGTAGAAGTAGGCTTGCAGGTTGTAGCGGTAAGCCCGGATAGACTTCAGGATGCCGGCAGGAGACGCGTCCTCGGTGGTCTTCAGGTCGTAGAGGTAGCCATCGGAACCGACGCCGTCGATTGCACATTTCAGCTGCACGCCGCAGTGATCGGTCGTGAACATGAACTCGGTCAGCTCGAAGGTGACCTCCATACGCTCGAGGGCGTGCTTGGCGGCAGACGCGATGATGTGGCACTCGGCAGACTCTTCGTAGTTAACGACAGTCATACCGGGCTTAAGGCTGGACTCAAACTCGGCAAAGGTGGCCTTACCTTCCTTGGTGCGTTTATCGCAAATGGGGGCCGTGACGAACTTCTCGTTCAGTAGCTCGGGCTGGAGCACGGCGCAATGGATCAGGGAGCCCATGCGGAGGGCCTTAGTCTCCTCGCGCTCCTGGTTGAGGTAGGCCTGATAGTGGGCCGGGGACTTCAGCAGCTCTTTGGAGCCGGAGTAGTTGAGCGCCTGAATGCCGTCATAGAGGACGCGGTGGGTGATAGGTTCGGGTGGGATACGCATGGTAGTGGTCGTGGTGTTTATTGGGTTGGTGGAAATTAGAGAGCGTCGTCGTCGGGGTTGGCTCCCTCGACGCTGGCAGAGATGCGGCGGACGTCTTCCAGCGCGGCTTCGGCGGCGTTCTCCATGGCCTCGAGCGTATTGCGGAGGACGCGGAGTTGAACGACGAGGACGTGGACGCGGTCGTGGAGCGGTTTAACCTGGGCGGCTTCGTCAGCCGTCTCGATGTGATCCGTGAAGACCTGTAGCTCGGTGATGGCCGAGCGGTTAAGGTCCGACAGCGTGATGATGTCGGCGTCGTGCTGTTCATAACGTCCGGCGATGTGCTGGACGGTGGCTAACGAGCCCGTAATGTTCTCCACAAGGCGCTTGATATTGTCGCGGTTGGTCATCGGTTGAAAGTAAGTTCCTTTATCTCGCCGTTAGGGGCAAGCGTGAAAAAGCGGACCTGCGACCGGGCAAGCGACGGGTGCGTCTTGCGCTTCCACATCCCAAGGTCGGAGAGATAGTCGGCGTGCTTGCGGGCGGTCATCTCGACATAGGGGTAACCGTCAAGCAGCAGGAGCAAGGCATACTGGCCGGAGACGGTGCGGGCGATGCGTTCGATGCCGGCGGGGGTCGGGCTACTCATTTAGCGCGGGGCGTCCATGCGTTCAGGCTGAACAGGTATTCCCAGCGCTGACGATCAGTGAGCAAGTGGAGGTCGGTCTTCATTTTCTCGTTAGGTGTCTGCTGCTTGAGCCCGGGGTTAGCCAGGGCCTTGGCCGCAGCCTTAGACCTACCCATGGTTGCGGGCTTCCTGCCAGTCTTCGATGGCCTCGATGAGTTCGGCGGGGTCGACGCGCTTGGCGTGGCGGACGCAGTACCAGATGGCGTCGCCGGCCTCACGCATACCTTCGAGGCGTTCCTCGAGCTGCTTGATGCGGGCGTTGGCCGCCAGCAGTTCATTCTGGGCATGAGCGGCTTTGATGGCGTCGTTGAAAAACGCGAAGGGGTCGGGCTGGCTCATTTGGTCAGGGGGCGAGGGGTGGGGGAGAAGGCAGGGGCAGACTGGGAAGAGGCCGCAGAACGGAAGCCAGAGGCCGCTACAGCCCCGTCGTCGTCGAGGTCGACAGAGATACCGCAAGCCGTCTGGATGGACTGCCGGCGAATGTAGGTGATGGCGCCACCAATCTTCTGGGCGTCCAGACCCTCGGCCTTGACCATCAGGCGACCGAAGTCGAAGCGCTCACCCGAGGCGTGGAGGAAGGCGGTGTTGATGCCGACCTTACCCTCCTCGGAGACGAGCGTCTGGATCAGAGCCAGGTTGTGCTTAAGCAGGACGGGCTTGATGGCGTCAAGCAGCGCGTCGAGGGAGACGTAGCGGTTCTTGAAGCCGGGGTTTACTTTGTTGGCCTTGACGTTGTCGAGCTCTGCGAGAGCGGCGACTAGATCAGAGGTGGGGGATTTGGGCGTGGTGCTCATGGTGGGAAATTATTTGGCGTCCGTAGACTTGGTGACTTCACCGGCCTTGATGGTGGCCTCGATGTCAGCCAGGGACATCCGGGTGTAGTCGGGGACGAAGAGGTTGTAGTACGTCACGCCGTTGCGGACGGTCGGGGTCAGGAGGCGGGCAACCTTCTGATCAGGTAATACGATGTATGACGAGTCGGCGATGATGCGGTACTCAGAGGGGTGTTTGATGTCTTTCTTCATTGGGGAGGGAGGAGTTTACAAAAGGGAGGGTTAGGCTGAGTTATGTTAACTCAGTTAATGACGCCGCGGGAGGCGGAGTCGAAGATGAGGAGGGCGTCGGCGTTCCAGAGGGTAACGTCAACGGCCGGGAAGAGTTCGGTGGCGCGGGCCTTCAGTTTGTTCTTCCATTGGGTCGTGGTCAGTTCGCCCTTGGTGCCACAGGTGTGCGTCTTCTGCCAGATGGCCGGACGGATGCGGTGGATTTTCCAGCCCATAGCGACGGCGGCGCCGTAGAGTACGCCCGTGTTCCACATCAGTTTGCCGATGGCGGAGCCGGGGATGTTCTTGCCAGCGAAGAGCGGGGGCTCCTCGAGGTACAGGCTTACGTCCTTGGCCTTGCAGCTGAGGTCGGCGAGGAGTTGGCAGACCTCGACATCGGAACCGGGCATCTTAGCGCACTCGACAGGATCACCGTCAAGCGACCAGACGATGCCACCGTTCACGCCAGGGTCGATTGCTACGAGCAAGTGCATGGGCAAGACCCTTGTCACTTGCCACGCTGGGACAAGCGGAAAAGATTGGCAACGCGTAGGGCGTAGTCGTTCGGGGCGAAGTGGTAAGACTTGGCGCCTTCGTAGCCACGGTTCCAAGCCAAGGCTAACTGCTCAGGGGTGGGGGTCGAGTAGCCGTCAGCCTTGAAGCGCTGCCGAAGGATGCGGAGGTGAGCCGCCGCGATCATGTCCTGGGCCATGGCGTCCCGCCACTGCGACCACTGATAGTGGAAGTGCCTCTCGGCCTCGAGCAGGGCGTTGGCGTCATCCCAACTGGCCTTCTTCAGCTGATACATACCACGCTCCCCGGCCTTGCCGATGGCCTTGCGGTTCTGGCCGGACTCGACCTGAGCGATGGCCTCGAGGAAGGTTGCGTCGGAGGCCGCAGCGGAATTGAAGCCGAGGAGGAACAGGGCGACGATAGAGAAGGGGCGGGTCATAGGTTGTGCTTTTTGAGCAGGGCGATGGTCTCTCGGTACATACGCTCGTAGTCGGTCTGCTTGGTCAGCCGCTCGACCTCGGCCTGTAGGCGGGCGTAGTCCTCGTAGGAAACAAAAGCCCCATCGAGCTGATGGGTGCAGACCCCATTCTCGTCGATGTCGTAGCGTCGTACTTCGCTCATACGCGTCTCGGGACTTGTGATCCGGCGACCTCAAAGCCGTCGAGCTCGTAGGAGTACTGGATGCCGACCCAGCCACCCGCCGCGATGTAAGCCTGGAGCGATACCTTCACGGCGCCGTCTTCGTGCAGGGCTTCGTGGTAGTGCGTGAGAATCTTCTTCACGTTGGTCGACGCGATGGCGGCCTTGGGGCTGACAATGTCCCCGGTCATGATGCGCTCATTGACCTCGTAGATTTCGAGGAGCAGGTTCCGCATACCCTCAAGGTGTTGGAAGTTACTCATGGGGGTAGGCGTCAGGGTTGATGGCCGTTCCCTTGATGATGGCGTCATCCTGATCGCGGACGCGGGCCTGTAGCAGTTTGATGTCGGCGGCCTGCTTGGCGATGGTGCGGCGCTGAAGGTCGAGGATGTCGTCGAGGCGGTCAGCGTAAGCCTTCACGGCGTTGGCGCTCATGTGCAGGGTGCGGGCGTATGCCCAGGGAAAGAGCCACCAGAGGGTCGGCATCTTGTTCGGTCGGATGGTTGTGATCATGTCGGGGGAGTGGGCGAGAGGGTTAGGCACGGGAGGAGTAAGGGCCACGGCGCTTGACGTTGACCCAAGTCGTGCCGGTGATGTCGAGCCAGTGACGCAGGGTGGTGACGGTGGTCTCGAGCGCGGCGGCGGCATCGCCCTGAGACTTGCCGGCGGCGTTGAGCGCGGCGATCTGCGGGAGGATGGCCTGAAGGCGTCGAGCGGCGTACTCGGCCATGGGGCGTTTGAGGGGGAGGACGCGACCGGCGAAGGTCACGGTTTCGATGTATGGGTGTTTAGCGTTGGGCATGGTGGGAAATTAGAAGCGGTTGATGATGTCCAGCAGGTTGGGGCCATCGGACAGCAGCAGGATGTACAGGGCCAGCGCGAGGCCAGCGAGGAGGGCGAGGAGTAGTTTCATGGGCGGTGGGAAGACAAGCACCTTGCCCGACTGATTTGCATTCGTCAAGCACCTTTCCGCAAGAAAGATTGACACCCCAAAGCAGTGGCTAGGTCAGCCCCAAGGCTACCCCAATAGACCCCTCTGGCTGGCCCGTGGCGGCGTCTTTACTCTTTGGGTGGGGACTTAGCCTTCAAAGCCCTAGCACGGGCTAAAAGGGCGTCCCAAAGTTCGGGGGCGGCATACCCGGCACACCCTGCTGCGGCGAAGGCCATACCCTCGGAGGCGAAGTAGCCCTTGGTGGCAAGGCCGACCAGGAGTGAGGCCAGCCCAGCCGTGGCGGTACGGCGCAAGATGTAGCCCATCGAGTACTTGTCAGGGGAGCAAAGGTAGCGGATGAGCCAAGCGGCCGCACCGATCAGAACTCCAAAGACGATGTCGCGGAGGGCGACAGGCATATCGTCAGGGTTAGGCGGGGTAGGGAGAGCGCTCATTTGCGGAGAACGGTCGAGAGGAGGCAGATGTTGGCGATGGAGTAGCAAAGCCACATCACGGCCAAGGCTGGGCGATGGGCGATGAAGCAAGCCACGCCAGCGGAGAAGTACGCAAGGGAGGCAATCCCTGGGACGACGATGGTCGTGAACGTCTCGGTGGTCATGAGATACGCGGGGGCTTGGCGTTGGGGGCGAGGACGACGCGGCGGTAGTTCTGAGCCCAGAGGAGAGCGGCGAGGTCTTTGCCTAGGCGGTCAATCTCGGCCTCGGGTTTATCCGGGAAGGTCAGATGCCCCTGCTCGTGGCAGAGGACTTCGAGCTGACGCTTGGCACCTAGACGCGGGTCAATCTCGATGAGGTTCTCGCCGATCGTGGCCTGACCCCATGCCTTCTCCTTGCCGAGTTTACGCCAGACTACCTTCACTTTATTTTTGCGGCGGCTCATAGGGGGCGTTAGCGCTGTCGCGTACTCGGTCCCAGAGCCAATAGATGCCAAGGCCAGCAGCCAAGGCCAGAGTTGTGCCGACGATGTAGGAGAAGTACTCAGAGTCGACGATGAGGGGGAACGCTCCGATGGCTGCACCTGAGACGAGTAGGGTCGCACCGATGCGAGGACCGGCGAAGACCATGGCGATGGCCCCGAGAGCCGCGATGCCTACGCCTGCCATCGTCCAGAGGTTAGCGGAGGCTTCCTTCTTCACGCGCTCGACCTCGGCGGTCAGTTCGGCGATGCGGGCGTCCTTCAGCTGAGAGACGCGGAGGGCCTCACGGTTGTCGGCCTCGACCTTCGCCCAGTTCTTGTCGATGGAGGCGAGCAGGTTCTTGCCGAAGGCGGTGGCTTGAGCGTAGTCCTTCTGGTCGGCCTTGGCGGCGCGTGCCCGGGCAAGGGCGAGTTCCCCTGGCTCGGGGGGTGGGAGGAATGACAGGGCCACGGACGTCTCGCTACGGACGATGTCGGGGCGGTCGGCGTTCTCGCGGGCGATGCTGACCGAGGCGGCAACCTTCTGATCGGCGGTATCCCACTGCTTACCGACGGTGGCGACGATGCCCTCGGTCGTCGGGGCGTTCGGCTGCTCAGGCAGGGCAGGTCGTGACGTGCTGCACCCGGCCATCAGAAGGGAGATAGCCAGGAGTAGGCGCATGGTCAGTCCTTGGACTTGAGGGCCTTGAGGATATCCACGGCCTTCTCGACCTTGGCAGACTTGGCGTTCTTGACGCCAGCGTAGAAGCCACCAGCGAAGGCGACAACGATAAGGAGCAGGGTGATCATGGGGTGGGGATGACTTCGACTTTGACGAGGGGGCCGAGGTCGACGGGGGTCTGCGGGGTGTCGAAGGTGACGGTGACGTAGCCGCTATTTGCATTGGCAGGTTCGCCATTCCACTGAGGGAAGACGGCCCGCAGTAATGCGTAAGGGTCGGCAAGCATGGCGCCCGTCATGGAGATTTTATATGTGATCATCGTTCAGAGTAATAGCAGCCGCCGTAAGAGTGCATAAGCATTTGAGTGGCTACAGCCGTCTTTTCACACTGCTCGCGGTAGAAGTTTTGATTAGCCCCGCCTAATCCGGTTGGGCCAGACGACGTTGTGGCCGACGAGACACCATTGATGTAAAGGGTGACGTTACCCGTTCCGTCAGAATAGATAAGCCAGTCAAACACCTCTAATGTCGCAACTGTCTTCGTAGTGGCAACGGTAGTAAACGTAGTGCCGTTATGGACCATCAGCGTGACAAAGGCTCCGCTGCCGCCAGCCTTACGCCAGCCGATGCCAGCAACACTCATGTCACCAACGGTATTGGTATTGAATCCACCAATCGCACATGAAACTGAGGTATTGGCGTCACCAACGTAGGTAGCACTGTAATTCGTCGATGCACGTCCAGCGACCCAGATTTTCTTTGAGTAGTCAATTTTTGTTTCGTCTGAATAACCACTAAGTGAACCGACGGCCCCAACGGATCCGAGTGAAAAAGATCCGCGGCCCGCCGAAGCAGTAGTGAGGAGAGAAGTTTCTCTATATCCGCCAAATGCAGTGTTTACTTGTCCGCTTCCAGACGTTGAGGTCGTAGTAATAAAGTCAAAGCGTTGGGTGAATCCTCGAGTGAGGTGTGCGCCAATGGTAGAGGGCGAAAGGGCTACGGTTGCAGAAGTTCCTGTGATAGCCTGAGCCGCCGTAGCAATAGCCGGAACTGCCGCCGTGACGAACGCCGTGGTGGCCAGCGCCGTGGTGTTGTTGCCCGGTGACTGCGTCGTTCCGATCGTGCCAGTCGGCAGGGTTGGTGTGCCCGTGAAGGTCGGGCTTGCCAAGGCGGCCCTGCTGGTGTCAGTCGGGTGAACGTGGTCAGCCCTGGCATAGCGCAAGGAAGTACCCACAGCAGCAGTGCCATCGATGAGCGGGGTGGCCGAGCCAGCCTGACCGACAACGTAGGCCGTGGTGGCTAAGGCGACGCTGTTCGTGTCTACCGCGGCGGTGACGCCGTTGGTCGTGCCGTTGAGAGTAGTGGTAGAAGTACCCGCCGTGCCACCGATGGCAATCGTGGTGGTGGAACCTGCCGCTCCGCCTGTTCCGATGGATACCGCCTTGGTCAGGCCCGTGGCAGTGACGCCCGTTCCGAAGTCCATGACCTGGGCACCCGTGCCCGAGCCGAGAGAGACGTTGTTGATGGCTCCAGTGATCGGACCAGCGAAGGTCGTCGTGCCCTGCATCGTGGTCGTGGACGTGCCAGCCGTGCCGCCGATGGCGATCGTGGTGGTCGAGCCTGAGACGCCAGCCGTGCCGATGTTGACCGCCTTGGTCGTAGCCGTGAGGGTCGCACCCGTGGCAAGGTTAAGGGTAGACGCGGCAGTCGTGCCACCGATCGTGGTGGTCGAAGCACCGAGGACCGGGCCAAGGATAGTGGTCGTGGTGGAGCCTGAGACCCCACCTGTGCCGATGTTCAGGGTCTTAGTCGAGGCGCTGATGGTCGCACCAGAGGCCACGTTAATCGTGCCAGTGGCCGTCGAGCTGCCGAGGGTCTGCGAGGCGTTGGAGAAAGTGATGCTGCCCGAGACGGTCTGAGTGTCGCTTAACGTCATCAGCTGCTTAGTGCCAGCGTTGATGCGGGCGAAGACGGCCGCAGTGGTGGTCCAGATGTCGCCGTTGACGGGAGAGGTCGGGGCAACGCCGTGCGGGACGTTCAGCCCAGCAGTGGCCGTGGTCGAGGCCACCGTACCCACTAGCCCGGTGAAGGTCGCACCAGCCAGCGGGGCGTAGGGCGTAAGGGCCGAGGACGTTAGGTAGCCCTGCGAGGTCACCCAAGACTGTTCGGCCAGCGTCTCAGTGACGCCACCGAGGCGGATCTGTAGATCGGAGCCGGTGTTCCAGAACTCGCCGTTGGTCGGGGAGGTCGGGGCCGTGCCAGGGAGGATACTAAAGCCGGCCGTGCCAGTCGTCGAGGCAGGGGTGGACACTTCTCCCGTGAAGGTTGCGCCAGCGAGGGCCGCGTAGTCCGAAGCCGTAGCGGTCGCCATCGTGCCAAGTCCTAGGTTGGTCCGGGCCGTTGAGGCAGAGGCTAGGTCGGACAGGTTGTTCGCCTTGGCGAGGTAGGCCGAGAGGTTTACTGCCAGATTGCCAGCGGTGACCGCAAGCGGCGCCGTGACGCTGGTGATGTAATTGGCAGGCAGGGTCAGCCATGCGGTATCGTACGAGGTCGCCGACGCCTTGACTAGGTACTGACCCGTACTGCCGCCAGAGGGGACGCCTTGGCCCGGAGCCCCCACGCCGACGGTAAGGACGGCAGGGGCGGTTGACCCGGTGGTCGTCTCGACTGCTCCAGGGATGGTGATCGTAAGCGCCATGAGATTAGACGGTGACCTGGCCGATGATGTCTAGGCGCATGGTATCCGAGTAGAAGATGGTCGTGCCCTGCGTGAACTTGATGTCCCAGCGGGCCGTGCCGATAGCCCAGTCAGCGGTCGAG